TTTGACTAATTGATCTTCCCAAAACTCTCTTCTTTTTCCTGTGCAAATAACTATTTCATATTGATTATAATTAGGAAGCTCTGCAATTCTTCCGATGCAAACACCAAACACTTTATTTTCTTCTGTTTCATCTGAACCAAACATAATCCAACATTGCATTATATCTTTTTTTAGTTCTCTAAAAATGTAACTTGAGTCTGCGTATTTACCAGAGAATGCTAATGCTTCAGCAACCATAAACTCAGCTAAAGGCCAAAATCTATCGATATCTTTTGGCTCTATTGGTAAAACACTTACTAATGGTTTAATTGATTTTTTGCTGACTGTCCCCATTTTTCTCCTTCAATAAATCAAAAACTCTTTTATATCGTTTCTGTTGTTCATAGAAGTATTGGGCACCTTTTTCTCTCATGTCTTTCATGCTGTTTGGATTTCCTCCAGCTATGATTCCAGCACCTAATACTCCATCCGCTCTTGTTACAAACTCTCCGTCTGCTAATTGAGCTAACATTGTATCCTCGTCTTTATCACCTGCTCCTGATCCATCTTCAACATAACCACTTGCTCTTACGTAGTTGTTAGAATCATTTTCATCATGTGAAACTTTTGAAGGTAAATAGTTTATACCACCTTCGTTGAATTTTTTTATTTGTGCAATACCACCAGTATTTAATCTAGTGACGTTCAAAGATAAGTTACCTAATCTTCTAGCATCTTTAGCTTGTTCTTCTGGTGCGTAAACTCTTTCGTATTCTTTCTCTTGTCCTGTTTCAGGATCAATATATTTGAAACCTGGTCTTTTATCTCTCATTTCTAAATAACCAACGTTGTATCCTGGTTGATAAATATCAACAGGTGCTTGGTCAAAAGCTCCTGCTAATAAAGGCACAGCTCCAGCTGCAAGACTTACTTTTAACGGATCATAACCTGTGCCATCAGCTTTTTTGAAAAAATCTAATACGCTACTTAATCCACCACCGCCTGAGCCATCACCGCCTTGGCCTAAATTAATTATTTGTGAGCCCATCTTACCTCTCATATCAAAAGCTTTTGGATTAGTTCCTCTTGTTAAAATCGATGATGCACCTCGACTAGCAATCTCTCGTCCTAATGTTGCTTGTGTTGCACCTGGTAGTAAACCTGCAAGGCTACCACCCATTGAGTATCCACCAAAACCACCAAGACCTGCTGAAATTAATGAGCCTATACCTGAAGCTCCTGAATCTCTTGCTGATCTAAATCCTTGAACTGCTCCGATGGCACCTAAAGCATATGGAAGTAAAGCAGCAAATGACATATATAATTCTCCTTTTAGATCTAAATATTCGATATTACCATTTTACTTATGTAATATCAACTCATCGACAAACTTACCTTTATACTGATGCTCTCCAACATGGATAATCTCATCTAAAATATAAGCGTAACATTTACCGCCTATGTCCTTCCATAGTTTACAAAAGGCGAAATCCTCACCAAGATAAGTCTTCTCTATTGGATCGTGTAAAGTGTCAAAAAAATTCCACATATGCTTTCTTAACACTAATTTACTATTAATGACTGTGTTTTGACGTATCTCTCGCTCTGGGTATTTATCTATTAATTTATCAAAAACTGACCTCTTAATTAACATACATCCAGTAGGAGCATGTGTTATTTCTATGATACCATCGGTTAGTTTTATATCATCTTTATCTATGACTTTCATTGGATAACTATTAAATATTTGTTCTAGATCCTCTGGTTTTTTTACATTTCCTTGTTTTATTTCATCTAAACCTTTATCCCATACAAAAGCTTTCAGTGGATACGGTACAGATATAAGTTCTCTCTCCGCCTGGAGCATTTTCATAATTGTTTTAGCCTGAACATTTATATCTGAGTCTATAAAAAGCATATGTGTGCAATCTGATTCTAAAAAACCAGAAACACATAAATTTCTACCTTGTGTCACTAATGATGATTTAAGTATACAAAATTCTACATGAATTCTATTAGAGTGACACATTCTTGATATGTCTAAAAGTGATTGAACATAATGTAAGGATACCTCTGAATGACATGGTGTGGCTACAAATAATCTATAAGGTGATATGCCTTTTGGTTTTTTATCAACCCATATTGGTTTGATCAATTCATCTTCATTAAGATTTTGCACTTAGAGCTCCTTTTAAAAATATTTCCCACTCTCCACCTTTTTTTTTCCAATCGTAAAATCTTTTAGCATGTAATTGTTGAGCATTTAAATGCTCCTCAAGATAGTCCTCTCCAATTTGTTTACATGCCATATCAATAGCTTGTCCAAATGTTTGTGCTAGTTTTACATAATCTTGCGTGTAGTTTACATACACTGGCCATTCAGAACAAGTTTCATACAACGCACCATAATTTGTACATATCATATAAATACCAGCTGCCATGGCTTCTAAAGCCCCTATACAAAACGTTTCCTCCCAACAACTAGGGTGACACCATATTTGATAATCACTAATGTTTTCCATAATATATTCATGAGGTTTGTATCCAATATAATTTACATTTTTTAATTTTTTTGCTTGATCAAAAAGAGGATCGTATTTACCTTTGTTTACTTTTTCGAAGTAATCTCCATAGATTTGTGTTGAAGAATAAACATCTAATACAACGTCAGGGTTTGTAACAAACTGCATCGCACCCAACATGACATTTAATCCTCTCCAAGGAGTAGAGTTATATAATATTTTTATTTTTTCGCCTTTCTTATAAGGCTTACGTTTCGGAAAATTTTCTACACCATTTTTAATAACCATGGATTTATCTTGTGGTATTCTAAAAAAATATCTAAATTTTTCGTAGTTCCAATGAGAATTAAATATGTACCAATCATATTCATCATGTCGACTTTGGTCGCCAAAAAATTCTTGTAAGTTTGGTTGATCGTAAGAATTTTTTTGCCAGAGAATATTTAACTTATCTTTTACTATAGGCACTTTACCAGGGATTGACGTACAGATATTTACTTGATCTAGTAGTTCTTTTTTGCAGTATTTATGTAACAGTTCTAATTGTAGTTCTGTTCCGCCACGTGGTTTCATTCGTCTTTGGTTTTACCAAAAAGCGTAAGTTTAGCAACTGTAATCTCTAAATCCTGTCTAAAATCATCTGCGGTTGTGTCTGTGTTTGGATCTGCAACATCTGCATCAAACTCAGCTTTATCTGCATAGACTTTTCCTGTTCTTTTGTTTTTAACAATCTCAACAGCTTTTGCAGGTATTCTTTGTATCGCCATTATGACCTCCCTTGTCTATTGTATTTCTTATAATCTCTTTTTTCACCTTTTGAAAGTCTTTTCTTATGCCTTCTAGGTCTCTTTCTTGGTTTTGGCCTTGGAGTAAAATTTACAAATTTACGTTTAGCCATTTTCTTGTGATCTATCTAACAGTGCAAAAGAAACTATACCTTGAAGTTCATCTGCTGTTCCTGCTGTCATTTTTAATATATCTCCTGCCTCAAGCACTAAAGTATTATTTATAATATCTTTTGTAACACTTCCTGATAAGGATTCGTTAAAAATTCTAAAAGTTGCACCTGCGGATGTATCAGTCACTTGCACATTTAAATTTACACCACCACTAGATCCATTGTTAATTTGTATTTGTTTGATTAGAATTGTTGCATCTGTAGGACATGTAACAACACTCGTTGTTCCTGTTGTAGATAAATTTACTCCTGCGTTTTGATATCTTATTGTCATTGTAAGAAAAAATTAAAAGTATCTTGTTCCTCTTTTAAATCAAATTGAAAAGAAAAATTTAATTGATTTTTTAAAGTATCTATTGCCTCTAAAATTTGTCTTTGATTAGACTCATCATATTGGGGTTTAGGTTCTGGAATATAAATATCTATTTTTGCCATTATCTCATGAAGCCCATTGGTAAACCATAAATATATTCACCATTAATTACTTGTGGTGCACCAATTAAAGATCCTATACCCTGATTCATCATATTCATATTAGGGTTTTGTAAATTAGGATCGTTTGTTAATGGCATGATACCTGCATCATTGTCTTGTCCACCTCTAAGTAAATTACCAGCTGCATCAATCTTACCTGATAACCTGTCTGCCATGTACTGTTTATAGCCAGCTGCTGATCTTTCATAATTACTTATATTTCTATTAGGATCGTTTTGCGTTCTATTTTTTAAATCTGAGAAATAATCTATATTAAAACCTAATAAACGATCTCTAAAAGGTTTTAAAACATTCATTACCTGCCCGCCTGGAAATCCAAAAGGTACCATTGGCACTCCTTCTCTTCTTAGAACGTTTAATGTAGCAGGTGGGTTTTGTTGTAAAAAAGCAGCTTGTTGTCTTCGTCCGCTATCAGATGGTCTTTTGCTATCTTGTAAACCTCCGCCAGGATTGTAATTAGATCTTCTTGATGATGTGCCCATGCCAGGTGATTTACCTGTTTGAGTTTGTTTTGCTGAATATTCTTGTCTACTCATTATCTCATACCATCTGGTTGTGTGTCAGCTCTAAAAGTTCCGTATCTCCAACTTTGATTCACTGAAGTATTTTCTACTCTTAAACTAGCAAATCTAGCTCTAGCTCTAGTATCTACTTTAGTCGTTGAACTGTTGATTGTAAAGGGTCCGAGAGGAGAGGATGATTCATTGTCTACTGGGAAATCTTTAAGTAATATTGATATTTTAGCATCACCAGTTAATACTTTAAAATCGGGAACAAACCTTCTCATACTCATAAAAAATTGACCATTACCCTCAACATCTAAATCAAAATCCCCTGACTTTATAAAAGATACAATAGCTGTAGATGTACCATTAGCTGCTACCTCATTAGTGCCTTGCTCATGTGCGTAGTAAATAGAAGATCCTCTTGAATTCGTAACACCATTTATAGTTGGGAAAGTTGGCACCCCTGTTGAATTAAATTTTGTTGCATATGGATTTTCAAATAAAGATGCATCATAGTAAGTAGTTCTATCTAATGTGCCTGTTGTCCATACTCCCTCAGAGTAATTATAAGTTACAACACGATCTATAATCGTTGAACCACTTTTTGGATAAAACCAATTTATTTCAGAGTATAAAGTATTATAACCAGCATACACTATCTCAGCACTAGAAAACTGGATGCCTAAATTATCACCTCCAGTTGTAAACACAAAATCTTCAACTAAACAAGGTAATGATTTTACTGTTCCGTCATAAACAAAAAAACCTCCAGCTTGCCCCATCCAATATACTTTACCATCTACATATCTCATTGAATGTTGACCTATAGCTCCGCAGTTAGATCCAACTTGACGAATTGAAAAAGTGAATGGTGGTCCTACAAACTGCATTACGTAAGCTGCTGTATCAGTCAAAATTAAAATGTAATCTTTTCCTTTTGCAGCACCTACTATTTTAGTTCCACTATCTAGTCTAAATGTTCCAGCTGTATTAGTTGATGTAGGTGCATAAGTATTTATATCTTCCTGATCAGAAAATCTTATAAACAATTTATCTTGTGATGATGTAGTGCCTATTGTGGTTTCAGTTCCTAAAATAATTAAATGTCTATCTCTTTCAGAGACTACAGATCCTACTGATGCAGTTGGAGCGTTTGTGACTACAACAGCTCTTGTTGTTAAAGCATTAGTGTTTGCAGCTATAGGATTCCATGAAAATGTTTTTCCATTCTTTACGGTAGCAACTAATTGTTGACCAAAATTATCTAATGTCCAATTTGCAGGTTCTAAAATAACAGACGATGTTCCTGAAGATGAACCAAAACCAGTAAAATTTGATGCATCAGTTACTGTAGCACCATTAGAATGTGCTTGTCCGTTTGAGGTGCCCGGTGTCGCTGTTCCGTTAGCCCCCCTTGTAATACCAGTTAAATCGTTACTTGAGATACCACTATAAGTAATTAACTCATTATCAACTAAGACAACACCTGATGTTGGTAAATTAGCAACTGAGTTAAGTGTAATACTAGTTCCTGAGCCACCTGTACCTGCTGTATCAGCATTTAAAGCTCCATTTAATGATGTTTGTACGGGATTAGTAACTGTACCACCATAAAGACCTGTACCAAATCCATAACCAAACGTTTGAGTAGCAGGACCAAAATCCACATATGGTTTTATAGATACTGCACCCGCAGCTGTCATACCAGTTCCTGTCTCGTTTGAAGGCATAGTAATAACAACCGATGCAAAAGTAGCAGACTGTACTTCAAATGCATTTGTTGTAAAATCACTTACAGAAAATCCGGTTGCACCACCACCTGGTAAAGTTACTGAGTCCAACAAAATTAAATCACCTGCATTTAAACCAGAACCAGATACATTTATTGTAACAGTAGCTGAACCGTTAGTTGATGTAAAAGTACCTCCAGATATTGTGGAGGCTAATGGAGTAATATCATAAAAAGCATTAGAATAATAAACCAGTAAAAGTTTATCTGTTCCAAGAGCTGCATATTGCCTACCTTCTAAATCGGTCCACATATGTTGTTCTCTTGCTTGTCCAACAAACGTGCTTGTCGTAAGCTGTTGCCACCCACCTATCTTTTCAGGTAAGCCATATCTAAATCTTACATTATCACCATCGACCCATTGACCCTCAGCTCCAGTCTCGGTGACTTGTTTATTAAATCCAGGTTGTATTGGTACACTTGTTAAAGGCATCCTAAATTATACCATATTCAATAGTTGAAATCTATTTCACTTCATAAACATTTGAACAGATATTCTAGGCATAATTTTACT